GTCTTCGTGCTGAAAGTGCAGAAGAGTTTATTGAAGGACTTCGTGGATTATTCTTGCAACATAATATTGAAGTACCACAAGGTAAAACTGATCTTCTAGATCAAATGGCAGAAAAGGTTGAAGAATTAACAACCTCTCTAAACGAAGAACTTAACAAGAGCCTAGAACTCAAGAACAAGATTGCTGAACTAGAGCGTAAAGATCTAGTAGCCAGCATGAGTGAGGGTCTTGCTGACACAGACAAAGATCGTTTCTTAAAGTTGGCAGAAGGCGTTGGCTTTGAAAACAACAACGAATTCCGCACAAAGTTGGAAACAATCCGCGAATCTTACTTTGGAAATTCTGGTAAGTCGTTCCTACAGGAAGAAACCAAGGACGATATGACAGAAGCAGAAGATGCTCCAACCAACCACGAAGAAATTCTTAGTGAGTCGATGGAAGCATATTCACAAATGTTGTCTCGCCTAAGCCGTAACAAGCCACAAAGCAAGAAGAACTAATTTATAAATAACTTTAACCTTTAAAAACTACCACAGGAGTATAAAACCAATGGAACTCACTATTTCAGAAGCACTACAGAGCAAGTGGAAGCCTGTGCTTGAACACCCAGAACTTCCCGACATCTCTGATCCATACCGCAAGGCGGTAACAACGATTCTTCTAGAGAATCAACAGCAATATCTACGCGAAGACGGCCCAACCAACATTTCTGCTAACCTTGACGGTGCAGGCACATCAAATGTTGCTCGTTGGGATCCAATCCTCATTTCGCTCGTTCGTCGTGCAATGCCAAATCTCATTGCTTACGATGTATGCGGCGTTCAACCAATGAGTGGCCCAACAGGTCTTATCTTTGCTCTACGCAGCCGCTACAACAACCAGTTCGGTGACGAAGCCCTATTCCAAGAAGCCAACAGCCGCTTCTCAGGTAAGGCTGCTACCGGTCTAACAGGTGTTGGCCTCGGTCAAACTGCTAACTTCGGTGGCGTAACTGCAACCGATACCGATCCGTTCTATAACGGCGTTGGTAACGGTGCAACCGCTTCCTTCTTCGGTCTAGATCCTAACGGCGATCCATTCCTTGGAACCGCAATGAGCACCAACACAGGTGAATCGCTCGGTTATCCAAACGGTTCGCAACAGGCTGGTTCACAGTTTGCTCAAATGGCATTCAGCATTGAGAAAACAACTGTAACTGCTCAAACTCGTGCATTAAAGGCAGAATATACAATGGAATTGGCACAAGACTTGAAGGCAATTCACGGTCTTGACGCTGAAACCGAACTCGCCAATATCTTGTCGAGTGAAATTCTTGCTGAAATCAACCGCGAAGTTGTTCGTCGCATCTATGTCTCGGCTAAGTTGGGTGCTCGCTCGGGCATTACTCAAACCCAAGGCGTGTTCGATTTGAATGTTGACTCCAACGGTCGTTGGTCAGTTGAGAAGTTCAAGGGTCTGCTCTTCCAAATTGAGCGTGAGTGCAATGCAATCGCCAAGGAAACCCGTCGTGGCAAGGGCAACTTTGTGCTTTGCTCGGCAGATGTTGCCTCGGCTCTAAGCATGGCAGGCGTTCTTGATTACGCTCCTGCTCTCTCAACCAACCTCAATGTTGACGATACAGGTAACACCTTCGCTGGTGTTCTCAACGGTCGTCTTCGCGTATACATTGATCCTTACGCTTCACAGACAGCAACTCACGAGTTCTTCTGCGTAGGCTATAAGGGTTCAAGCCCATACGATGCTGGTCTCTTCTACTGCCCATATGTTCCGCTACAAATGGTTCGTGCAGTTGGCGAGAACTCGTTCCAGCCAAAGATCGGATTCAAGACTCGTTACGGTCTAATCCACAATCCATTCGTATTGTCGGCTTCAGGTGCAGTTACCAGCAACCTAGACGATACTGTTCGTCGTAACATGTATTACCGCATCGTCAAGGTAACAAACCTCTTCTGATTCTTAATCAGAAAAATAATCACTCTGAGCAACCCCCTTGAAAGAGGGGGTTGTTCTTTTATACAGTTTTACTTTTTCCTAAATACCACTATAGTTTCTAAAAACCCCATCTTATAAAAGAGAGGTAAAATGTCTTTATCCAATCCGTTTTATCTAGACAGTATTGAAAATATCAGAACTCCTGAATTAGCACAGGCTTTGCCACTATCTGTTGGTCTTCCGTCGTTAAGGAATAACTTTTGGTGGGTAGGAAACTTTGGTGTTTCAACAGGAATCACAGCAAATAAAAATGCACACGATTGGAACGAACGCTTAAATTGGGTTGTTTGGAATGAAACAGGACAAGGCTCTCCATTCATACCGGCTCCTAGAGTGCCTGGTTCTTTAACTGCGTCTTCTGATGTGGTTAATATTGGTGCTTATACTCTTGGGCCAACAGCCTATGCCCCCTTATTGTTCGGTGGGTTTTCTGGTTCAAGTACTACTGGTCATTATTCTAATGGTGTAGGAACTACATTTGATGCTGGAACTACTTTTAATAATTTGATTTTATCAGTAAATATTAAATGGGAATACGGTGCAGAGCAAAAATACCCTTGGACTGTTGTTGGAGGCGGCATAGATGTTTTGAGATCACTAGGTGTAACAGCAGGCTCTCAAACAGGGTGCAGTGCGGCTCCTGGAGTTACTTTTGGAGAATACTATAACAATCCTCGCTATAAAAATGTATCTCTTAAAGTTAGGGAAACAAATGAAGAATCATCAAGGGTAAATAACAAGAACATTTATTTAAATTATGTAAAATCTGTTGTTACTGAATATGTTCCATCAGCAGAAAAAGAAATAACTCAACCTGTTGGTTCATTCTATAAAGGTCAACAATATACAGATCCAAATAACCCATCAATAACTAGATGGGGTAATTCTTGGAATGAAGGTTCTTCAAGTAGATCCAAGATTTGGTTAACAGGATTTATACACGAAATTGTAGATAATTCTCGTCCTTCTGATGATTATTTTTCATACATTTCTAGAACCACTCCTGCTCAAATAAAAACAGATTATGGAACAACATCTCAAGGATTGTATGGTTATCCTGCAATTTACATAGGATTTGCTGATAAGGGTTGTACTGTGGGTTCTTATAAAGGATACAATCTATGTCCTGTATCAGTAAACAACAACTCTACTCTCGGTAGTATTGAGCAAGAAACTCTATTCTCTTATGTAACTTCGTCTGGAACTGTAAATCCTTTAGTAGGTCTTCCTACCTATGCAGCAGTTGTTGCTGGAGAGGTGGACGGAAGAAAATCTTTCCTCGCTTTAGGTTACACTGCTGGACAAATTGCCGGACAAACTAGTGGTTTTATGGTTATAAACACTACACCACAAATTCAATATTTACCATCAGGATTCGGCGGTTCTCCTACAGGTATAACAAACAGCGGTACTGTTAATATTGCTGTTGGTAATCCTCAATTTGGTTCACCTGGTGCTACAGGATTAGGCTGGACAGGAACTTCAAGAATAATAAATTTGATTGTAGATAACAGCGCGTATTTTACAGGTGATCCCACAAACTTGGTTCTCTACGGAGGAATGAGTGCGGAAAGAATTGCTGTAGTAAACACGAAAGTTAGTGCTTATCCATATGTTTCAGCAAGCATGTTTGACATAGGTTCTTTAGAAATGTTCTGGTATTCTGAACTACAACTCAACTCTGCTCCCAACATAAACACTTGGAAGTTTGGTGTAATTCCTCCTACAGGATCGACAGGAGCCGTTTCTGGCGGTATATTTGGTGATGAAACTACAATAATTAAAATGAGTCCTACAGTTTCACTATACAACAAGAGTTTGAATCGTGTGACAAGTAGAAAGGGCGATCAGAAATATACTACCGAAAATGAAGTGGTGGTTATAAGAATCTAATAAAATTAAATTCAAGGAAAAACGACTCGAAAGGGTCGTGTTTTTCTTTTCGAAATTCTGTGTTTGGGCATAGTAGAGTACGGGATACCACATTATATTGCGGTTGGTTCTGCAAAAAGCCAACCGTCTAATACCAATTTAGCATTTACTACAAATTATGTGTTTTCTCTTCCTAAAGTTCCAAATGCTATTTATTTTTGTACAAACATTTCTATACCAGGAATGACTTGTAATGAATTAATTTACAAAAGAGGTAGAGGAATACCTTTAAAAGTACCAGGTAGTGAGATTATACACGGAGAAATTTCGTTTACATATCTTGTAGATGAGCGACTAAAAAATTATACAGAATTGCAAGAATGGTTTAGAAGAATGACATCATTTAATGATAAAGATGCTTACCTCATGCAAAGAGATTGGATGAGCGAAGAAGGGCAACTGATAGTTTTATCTGCAAAAAAGACTCCAAAATTTAGAATAACTTTTAGAGGGCTATTTCCTAGTAGATTATCTGGTATGTCTTTGAATAGTGCTGATGTTGAAGCAACAAATATGACTGCTAATGTTTCACTGTCATTCACTTACTACAATATGGAGTTCTTCGATGAGTGAATCTGATTATAAAATGCCATCGCTTCCTTTAGGCGGTATAAAAAGACCGTCAGACAATACCAATCTATCAATACCACAAAACTTTCAGTTTTCTATAAAAAAAATACCAACCTTTTCTTATTTTGTACAAACTGTGGCTTTGTCTGAATCTGGTGCAGATCCTATGGATGTTCCTCAAACATTAGGCCCAAACTTAAAACTACCAGCATCTGCTGCTAGAATTTCTAGTTTTACAGTTACATTTTTAGTGAACGAAGACATGAGAAATTACTACGAAATTATCAAATGGATGCGAGAAGCAACTCCATACAAAGATTTTTCTGAGGTTAAACCTATTAAAGATATTTGGGAAGAAGCATTTTTAATTTACTTTACAAACAAAAAAGTACCTTATAGAAGAATAACTTTGCAAGGAATATTTCCAACAGAAATATCAGGATTAGATTTTAACTATGGAGATACAGAAAGCAAACAACTAACTGCAACTGTAAAATTTGTTGTCAATGATTTCTTTGTTGAAGAATTATAATTGACTTTTTTTGATTTTGTGTTATGATTTCATCATGAACTTCGATAAAATTCGTGAACTTGTAGAAAAAGATATCTGCATAGACAAAACTGAACTTGGCGATGAATCTGCCAGAATACCTCAGTTACACAACAAATACTTGAACATTTTTCACGACGAACGCCTTGTCTTAAGTAAGATGAGGATGGATTATAATGTTTTAAAGAAAAACAAGTGGGAGTGGATGACTGGAAAAATGAGTCAAGAACAGTTAATCAATCTTTCTTGGGAACCTTTTCAAATAAGAATAATGAGACAAGACTTAGATTTATATCTGAGTGCAGACTCTGACTTAAATGAAATGGAAGCAAAATTAACTCTTCAACAAGAAAAGGTAGATTACCTAGAATCCGTTCTTAAGGCGATAAACCAAAGACATTGGGTTATTCGTAATGCAATTGAATGGCGTAAGTTTACACAAGGCGTTGTATAATAGTCATTCATCTCCCCTAAATACAGGAGAGATGAGTGTAAT